TGATAAATCATAAGTAACTACTATATGATGCCAAACATCAGCAGTTGTTGCGTTTGAGTCTATAAATTTAAAATTACTTGCAGTACCATCACCAAAAAATGCTCTTATAGTATTATTTGTATTATTCCAATCAATACCAAAAGGGTCTGGCATATTTGATGACGAATTAGTTTGTCCTACAATTCGCAGGCTTCCAGAACCACTTTCATCTGCTAATACCCATAAAGAAAAAGTTGCAGTAGAACCTCCTCCACTAAATAAATTTCCTGCATCTATTAGGTCATTACTACCATCAAAATCCACTACAGAAAAGCGATTGTCTCGCATTGGTGTAAATCTGCTCTTTGCCATCTGTGAAATGGTTTGAGCATCGAGTGCTGTTTTATAAAGTGCTACATTATATATTTTACCATTCCAATAATGAAAGGAAGTTTCTAAATGTCCTATTCTTATATTTGAATTAGTAATATTTGGAGTTTGGTCTGAACCCTCAAGTGAACCTGCAACCTCTGCTCCATTAACATAAATTTTAGATGTAGATGAAATATTACCAGATGTTTTAGTAAAAGCAATATGATACAACCTTTGTACATCTAAAGCACTATCTGCTATAAATCTTACATTGTAAAAATCAAGTGCAGGTTTACCATTATTAAATGTTGTTGAAAGACCTACTCCTGTGCTATATGTACTATTGCCTACAACACTTGGAAAACTTGTTGACCAAGAACTACCATTCCAATATGCCCAAAAAGATATACTAAAAGTAGCATCACCACTAATCCCGATACTACTTCCTATTATATGGTCATCCGTTCCATCAAATTCTGTATAGAAGTCCTGTCTTGCGATTGCAGTATTTGATTCTGGTTCTGCTTTGTCTCCACAACGTAAATAAAGTTTTAAATTACCTGTTCTGTCCGTAGCATACTTAGATGCTTTAGTTAAATCAACTGGCTTTGAGCCAATCTTTGCAATATCATCGGCACTTAAAGCAGTATCCCAAATAGCAACTTCGTCAATGTTGCCTAAAAATTTATCATTTTGATTTACACCCGCCTCACCTATTAAAACAGGATGTGCGTTTGTAGAAAAACTTTGACTACCACTACCACTAGCACTACCATCAATATAAAAAGTTGTTGTACCACTATTATGTACTTGAGCAACGTGATGCCAATTACCATCATTAACTGTTGCACTACTATTTATTTCTGCACTTCCATCATAAGAACCAAGTTTACCATCATTAGCTCCTGTAGTAGTTACAAAAAAAGAATAATTAACATCATTTGAAGAGCGTTTACTTATAATGCCTCTATAATCAGAAACATCAGTTAATTTAATCCAAGCTGATAATGTGAAGTTTGTTAAATCTAATCCGTCATTATCATTTATTTCTAAGAAATCATTAGAACCATCGAAATTGAAAGAAAAGTCGTTGGGGAACTTTTTTATTACCCCACTCTTTGTTAGTAGGTTGCCTAAGCCAAGCATTGACTTAGCCTGTGTAAGCTATTACAAGTCCAGATGTAAGGTCAATAGTATTCCATCTACCATAGATAGTAACACCTTGTGGTATTGTTTCAGATGCCATTGTATTACCATTGTAACTACCCACACCATAACCATTGGTAGTATCTGTAGGTGTTAGTGCATTAAATACAGTATCCTCTAACATTGTAATTGCAACAAATGTACCTGAGTGAACTTCTGTATCTGAAATAAATTTAGCACCTGTTTGACCTAGTGCTACGTTACTTGATTCGTTTACTGTATACTTTCTTATATTAGCCATCTTGTTTCTCCTATCTTATACCTTACCGAGCGTGACATTTCTCATAGGTATCTTGGTTATATATATTACGTATTATATATATATATTAATTATTATATATATAATATACTTAATACGTAATTATATATCAATATACTTATTATTGAAAATTTGCAGGTAAAATAGAACGAACGCCACCAGTTTTTTCACGCCTTCTATCACCAAATCTACGTACAGTCTCTAAAAATTTACTTCTGTGCATTTGTGATAATTGTAGTGATACACCAGCTCCTTCTCCCATCTGTGTACCAGTTCTGTCCATATATAAACACATTTTTACGTAATCAACTATTGCTAAATGAAAAGCATTATCTATGTCTGGAGTATCTGTTATAGCTGTTACTTTTTTAGGTTCTGCCCAATAATGAAGAAGTAATCCATTAGCAACTGCGTGGTCTACAGGTTGCCACATTTTTCTATCTGTACGTGACTCTCCAGTAGAAGAAAAAGAAGATACAACTCCTATTGCATCTCCTTTTAAAAAATATACTACTCTATCTTCTGGAAAATTTATATTACTAGCCATTAATCTGGTTGCTCTATTGCTGATTCTGATTCTATATCAGATACTAAAACTTCTCCATTTAATAGTCTTGGTATCTTTATATAATCACCATTGCTATCCATAAAATCTACTCTATAAATCTTATTAAGTTCAAGTGCATTACCACTAGAATCATTTGCACTATCTGATAAATCATAATATGTTTGACCTGCTACTATATTAATTTTAGCAGACATACTTTTATTTGAATACAAACCGCATTCAACTAATGCATCATTTATTAATGACATAATATATGCTTCTGGTGCATCTGGAAATACCTGACGCACTCTACTAATTATTTGTTTTACTGTTAATGAATGTACTGCCATAATTATCCTACTAAATAAGCTAATCCTTTATCATAATCAGCTTGTAATTTTGCTTGTTGTTTTTCCATCCAAGAATATTCTGTACTAATAACATTTAATCTACTAGCAACTTCATTACCATATCCTTGAGCTATTCCTAGTTTTGATTGTAATTCAGTAGCATATCCTTGCGCTGCATTTACGTAACCACTAATAACTTGACTGTATCCGCTTACTTGAGATAATCTAGCAGTTACTTCATTTGCATACGTTTGAGCTTCATTAGCAGATGCTGATGCTTCTGATAAAAACCCATTACCTGCATTTACGTGAGAAGATGCAATTTCTACATCTTCAGATGTATTAGAACTTACTGCGCTATCAAATTGAGTATTTGCCAAAGCAACTGCCGTATTAATTCTACCAGCGGCTGTAGCTATTGCTGATAATGCAGTATCAACACTTGCATCAATTTGAGTACCTGCTTCTCCTAATTCTGTTACTGCTGAATCTATTTGTGTATTAATTAAATCACAAATATCTTGAGTTTCATCTAGCTCTGTATTAATAGCAGTTAATGCTGTAGTTATATCTGTATTACCTGATTTAGCAGACAATGCATTTTGTAATGATTTTATTGAAGCATAAATAGGTACTAAATATTCTCCATCATCAGGAAATTTTGTAATAGCAGAATCCCCAAAAGCTACTAATGGATAATTTAATGTTTGAACAATTCCACTTTGAGCATTTGTAGGTGTAGGAATAATATTTAATACGTTATCTCTTATAAAAAATACAGGGTCTGTAGCTGTTGCAAATGCCATATCAGATGAATCTCTAACTCTACCCTCTAATTGAGGTGCTATTTCTCTGCAAGGTTGATTAATAGTATCATCATTTCTAACGACACCAAATACTTCAGAACCTCCTAAAGTTAAAGTAGGACTACCACCATTTAATGCATTAGACGTAGTAAATAGTCTTTGTCTAGTTTTAGGTAATGCATTTAAAACTTCTTTAGCACCATCAGTTAAAAACTGTGTTAATTCAGTTTGGTCAGGTGCGCTACTACTATCTATTGAAAGACCTGTAAGTCCTTCTACTTGTGCTTTAAATGTTGCCATTAATATCCGTATTTTTTCTTAGACATTTTCTTTTTAGTTGCTTTTTTTCTTTTACTTGGTTTTATTTTTTTCTTTTTTTTATACATCATAATTTATACCCCATTTTTGTTTTTGCATTCTTTTTACAGAAGTATCCATATCCTCTGTTCTAAAATCTATTTGGTCTTTACGTATTGCAGTAGCATAGGGATTACCTTCTCTAATTACAAACTGCGTAGAGTACAAAGGCTCTGAAGCTTTTTCTCCACAACTACGACAATAGAACCAACCACCTTTATTTGATTCACCACAATTTACACAATTTTTTTTCATAGTTTCCTTTATTTTTTAGTTTTGGGGAAAGTCTTTTATTGACCTTCCCCACAGTACTATTAAACTGTTATCCTTATTTATTCGGATTATTAAGCATCACCAAATGTAACTGCTGTATTAGTAGCAGAAATTACGTTACCATTAACATACCACTTTGTTCCATCACAAACCATATGAACTTTAGTACCTGCTATAGGAGTAAGAACTCCTAAAAGAGAATTACTATCGTTATCTGAATCTACAACATTAACCAATTCACCATCAGTATCGTGATGAACAAGTCCACCAACATAAAAGTTGCTGTTAGAACCTGTTGAAATTGACCAATCTTGTGCATCAGCGGCTGTACCACCATACCAAAATTCGTATGATAATCCAACTTCTGCTGTTGGTAATGAAATTGTAGTGTCGGCAGTTAAATCTGGGCAGACGTGAATCTTTCCAGAATCATTTGCTGAAATGGATATAGCGGCAGCATCAGGCAAAAATACTACGCCTTCTGACCTTCCGCCAAATTTTCCACTTGCACTATTTGCTTTATCACTTCTCATCTTATACTCCTTCTAAGTCGTACAATGCGTGAGACTCAGGAAGACAAACTTCAAGACCTGCTTCGGTCATAATTAAGTCTTTCCTTAAATCTTCATCTTTTGATTGTACGTCTGTCATTATTTGAGTATCTCTGTTAAAACCATTTCCAATAAGAGGTCTGTACATTAAGTACCTCATATCAGCCATAAGCATATAACTTGCGCTGATACCTCTAAATAGAGGCTCTTTAACTAAGTTAAGGCTACCGTGAACAGTATCAATCATCATTACTTTATGTCCAAATTCACCAGTACGAGACTCAAGTCCATACTGATAAGGATTATTAGAATGACTCATTGATGCTGAAAGAAATTTACCATCACCTAGTTTGTTGAAAAATGAAATAACAGGTAGTGAGCAAAGTACTAATTTATCAGATGAACTACCACGAGCAGGGTCAAAAATGACTTCAAGGTCACTTAATAATCTGTCATAAGTAAGTTCAGCATCAGTTACTCTTCTATAGTAAGCTTTACCTGAAGAGTATGAAAAAGCCTCATTTTCGTGCAATGGGTCAGTATTCTTTAAAATATGACCTATTATACCTTCTGAGTATTGGATTCCTCCAACACGTGCTTTTTGTCCAAAGAGCATTGCTCTTTCAATATCTACTTTATGCTCACGTAGTTTTTCTGACCAAACACGATTCCATTCGTATTCATAACCTCTGAATCTAGTTGCTAATGCAGTTCCGGTCATCTCAGCAGCAGTTTTAAAGATTTGAGTATATCCATAATTATCTTCAATTTCTGTTGAGAAAACATCAGGCGCACCAGAACCTTCTTCAAAAGAAGTACCAATTACTTGACAAGGGTCATTATCAGCTATTGTTCCAGCTCCAGAAGGACCTGTATTAGAGATAGAAATAACTTGACCAGTAAAAGAGCTAGAAGCTCCTTGGTCTGTTACTCCTGATGCAACTCTAACAATAACATTAGCTAGACCAGTAGCTTCGTCAGCAGTTTGTACTGCAAAGACCATACCTTTTTGTAGCCAATCAATAGAAGCTGGAGACGAAGCACCATCATCTACTGAAAAACTATAAGAAGAACCAGCAGATACAGCACCGGGTGCATTAGCTAATTGGAAACTTCTATTAGTCCAGTTAATTGGGTTTCTATTTTCAAGGTAACGAAATACTGAATCGTCCGTAGGAACTTTATTTACTTGGCTAAGATATACAAAGAATGGAGACTCTTCTGGAGCTAATTCGTGTACTCTATCACCAAAGTTAAAAATCCGTCTACGGTCAGGGGCAACCCCTGTGCCAGAATCACTAGCTGTAGTTGAGGCTGTAATATCAGATGCTTTTAAACCACCTGAATTATATGTTATAGCCATATTATTCTCCTATGCTATTATGTGTTAAGGCAATCTACCAGCTTTGGATGCTCCCATAAGATTATCCCAAGCTTTCGATTCGTTAGACTTACGTACCGGAACTTGATTGCTCTGCGTTCCTGCCGTACGTGGAGTCGGTTGTTTCGTTTGTGGAACTTGTACGTTTTGCTGATTTATTTGTCTACCTGTTTGTTCACGCCAAAGATTTACCAAAGAACCTACTGGTACGTTGGATTTTGGTTGTGATACAAAATCAAGAAACTCATTTATATCAGTATCATTCATATTATGATTGTTACGTAGTTCGTTCCGTGTGTTATTCAAGGTCATTTCAGATTGAATACGTCCGATTTCTTTATCTACTACATTATGTACTAGTTGTTGTTCTTTTTGTACTCGCATCTGATATGACGGTGAATCTGGTTTGTAGTATGCATCCCAAGGGTTAAACTCGTCCTCGGTCATTTGCACCTGCGGTGGTTGTTGCGCCTGTTTTTGATTTTCTTGTTGCATATTGAGGTACTCTGTAATGGTTGATTGCAATTTTGCATTATCTGCACTTGCTTTGTCATACATTGACTGCCACTTCTTTACCTCATCCTCAAGTGGATTAGCTTCAACTTGTTGTTCTTCTACAGGTTGTTCACCATCTATGTTTGCAGATGTTTCCTGTCCTTGTTCGATTTGCTGTTCTACGACAGCGTCTGCACTAGCTTCTGGCATAATAATATCCTTTCTTAAGATGTCTCTTCATCATTTGGAACGGGACTATCCATACTACCGAGCATAGCATCTTGCTGTCGTGCGATAGCATTTTGTAATCTTTCCGATTCGAGCCTCACCTTTGTTGTTAGTTCATTAGCACTTATTCTCTTGTCAGCTTTGGCGTCTGCTGCTACACTACCGAGTTTAGATTTAAACTTCTGAACCTCTACTCGTTTTCTGTCAGCTACAGACTCCCTTCGGGCGGTTTGCAAGTCTCCTTGCAATTCTTTTAATTGTTGTTGTAATTGAGCATTTATTGCTTGTAATTGTTGTATTTCTCCAGACCTCTGCATTACACCTTCTTTATCAAATATTTCTGGATTCTTTTTAAGAACCTCAAGTTTATCAACAATACCTAATTGGTACGCCTCTAAATATACATTAAGTTCTGCATATTTAGAAGTAGGTAACGTAGAGCCGGGTACTATACGTATATCGTGTTGCTCAATGTTATGTATATCTATAATTGTTTGAGTTACGTCATCGTACATATTAATTGTAACTTCTGTTAAATCATTATTAGGTGATGCAGTTCTAAAATATTTTCTATACGTATACTGTTGTTTAGACATTGCATAGATAACACGACCTAATTTTATAATACTATGTTCTACATCACGTAGTTTTGATTTACTACGTTCAGAACCTAACGCAATCATTTGTTGCGTACCTTTAAATGTTTCTGGTGCTTTATCTGCCATACCGTGCATAATTTCTGGTATACCAAATATAAAATCTATATAGAACTCACATTGTTGTATTAATCTATAAAACTCTCCTGCTAGTGGAGTAGGAGATGGATAATGTGGTTCTCCTTGTGAGCTATCAACTTCTATTACTGCATTAGGGTTAGCCCAATCACGTTCTAATTGGTCTAATCCATTTACTGCGCTACCTACAGGAACAAGTAGTTTTAGTCCAGCAGACGCTTGTGCGTGTGATAATGCAAGTGACCATAATTTATTTAATAGTCTTTGCATTGGTAATGCTCTAGATACATCAGACCTTGGGTAAGGTGTTTCAGTCCAGTTGTTTGGAAAACAAACAATAGGATAATCTTTTATATTAAGTAGATATTCATCTAATACTATTTCTCCACAAGTAACTATTACTGCAACTCTTGTTTGTATAAAAGCTTCATATGATAACAAGTTTCTTTCAAAATCACTAGCACGTTCATCAGATATAATTAAGAACTCTTCTTCATTTAGTATAGACTCTGCACCTGTTTGATTATCAATAAGTCTGTAAAAAGTAACTTTCTTTTTATAAAATCTTTCTAATACTTGATATTTATTCTCACGATAGTAATCATAATCTTTTGTTTCAGATGGTGTATATACATCTCTTGATAATTTATTTTGAGTATTAGGAAAGTCTTCATCAGAGTACGTAGATATTTCATTTAAGATACTATCTAACTCTTCACCAGTTTCTTTATCTATTGTTGCTCCTAATTCAGGGTAGAGGTTTACAAGTTGTTCACCTGTTAAAATAGTAGACAAGATGATTCCATCGGCATCGCCAAACCATCTGTCTCTTGATGAAGGAGGAACGTAAACCCTAAAAGGATTGATGTGAACAAATCTTACATCACCTCTACCCATATCAGCTTCGGCATCAACATATACGTATAAATATCCAATGCCAACAGTTGAAAAATCGTGTATAGCTTGTTTAACTTGAGAATCTCCATCTGAGCCTTCCCATATAGCTCCAAGTATTGTTTGCCAAACTTTTGCCATTTTAGCATCGCTATCCTCACGTGGCATAGCAGTAAAGACTGGCGGTCTAGCAGTCATAAATGATTTTAGTTTTTCTACAGCAGGAGATATTCTATCCATAGGAATATCTGCCTGATTACGTGATTGTAGTTCATCAGACTCATCAGAAGTAAAGTGATTACCTAGATAAAAGTCTAAATCTTTACGTGCTTGAGAATCCCAAGAGTCTCTAGCATCTCGCCATCTTTTAAATAATTCTTCGTTATATAATGCTTTTTGGTCGTATTCCATTAAACCCTTGCGCCTGTTAGCCAGTTATATGATTTCAATTTTCTTTTTACTTTAGATATAGTATCTGAAGTACCTTTCTTAAATCTACCACTTGCAGGTGGTTTTGCAAAATAATCAGCATAATACAACGCATCCATTAAGTCATCGTGCTTTGAAACAGGATGTTCAAACATCTCATCAACCAGTTCGGTCATAGATTTACGTATGTATAATTTTTTTGAATTTACTATAGCTCCTAGCGAAGTTTCAAGTCTATCTTGTTTTTTTATTCCACCAGGAGGTTTTACGCCTTTAAAGATGCCGGGCATCAATCTTCTATCATCTGACGCAAGTCTAGTTGTCATATCACGTACCATTTCTTGAGCAGCTACAGTTTCTATTGTAACTCTACGAACAGGAGAGTATTTACGTGCATATTGTATAATAACTTCTGGTAAATCAAATGTTGGTATACGTTCACGATAATAATCAAGTACGTATCTATTTTTATTAGAGTCAATACCCATTACAACAATTACTTGGTAATCTGAAGTAGAAGTAGCAGTTGCTGCAATATCAACGCCTATATATACGTTTAGTGGTATTGATTCACCTTTCCAATCTAAAAAACAAAATCTATCTTCACTTTTAAATACACCATTATGATAATTAATTCTATCTATTCTAAACGAAGCTGCCGATGCATCACGTGCATCATTCATATATTCTTGCGCAAACTTGTTTAACATACCTGCTTCAGCAAACTCAGCCTTTTTACGTTCTAACTTAGATAATGGAAATTGTTCTTTCCATATAGGTTTTTCATTTTCTATAGCTCTATAAAAATTTAAATCCCAAGGATATAGCTCATTATTTTGTTTTGCATCATTAAATCCATCTACTGTCATTTGCAAAAAGCTATCAAAATGTACAATCGTACCAGATAACCATATCCAACCCTCACGTCCCGGAGATTCTTCTAATGCTGGGTACACAGTAGATACAACCCATTTTTTTATTTCTGACCTACGTTCTGGTGTTTTAGTATTTAGTTCTGACTCAAAGTCATCTAGTATTATACCAGTATAACGTACATCTATTTCTGTACGTCCACGCAATCTTTGACTAGTGCCTTTTGCAATTATTCTATCTCCTTTAGATGTGACTAAATCTTTTTCTGTCCAACGTTTACCAGCTAAATCTCCTGCTAATTGTCCAAAATAGTACTGTATTGATTTATTAGATTCTAAATGATTACGTATATACTTTAAATGGTCAATAGCTTGACCTTGTTCTTCTGCTACCCAAGCTATAAAATTACGCTCATCTGCTGGTGAAAAGCATATTTTGTGCAATATTGCTGCTTTTGCTAGTATAGACTTGCCAAAACCTCTAGGCATTATGTTACATACACGTGCGCCCGGTTTTGTTGTTATAAGTTTTTTAGCTACTTCGTAGTGAAATGGTGGGGATTGGCTTTTATTTAAGAAATCATTGGGTAAGAACGCACGTCCAAAGTAAATAAGGTCGTTTAAACAACGTGATAATACCTCTTCTCTTTGAGATAACTCTGATAAAGGGCTTATGATATTGAATACTTTATCTTTTTCCAAGGTTCTGTGCTATTTAATTCTTCATAGTGATGTTTTAATAGACCAAATGCAAAATCAATACGTTTTATTTCTTTTTTCTTTCTACTTGAAAATCTAAATCTACTCATTACTTTCTTCCAAGACGTTTTCTGCGTGTGCTATTTGTTTTATTTCATCTGCTTCTTTTAGTTTTTGTAGTTGTTCTCTTGAAAAACCTTGAAATACAGTAAGAGCTTCACGTTTTTCTTCTTTTGGAAACATATCTTTTATTTTCATCAACAATTCAATCGCACGTAGTTTATCAGAATCTCTACCATCTAGGTTTTCTATTACTTCTTTTGTTTTTTCAAACAAGTAATCTCTATTTATTCCTATTTTGTCTAGAGATTCTATGTTCTCCTTGCTTATCATACTTATAATCCTTTCTTGCTTTAGCAATACTCTTGATTGTTGTTTAGCTACTTCTACATTATTTGTTTTAAATACTTTTAAGTAGGACTGCACTACGTCTTCACCATTTGCAACGTATCTTGCAAAGAGTGTTTCTTTAGTTGTGGGGTTTTTTCTTTGTCTTACAGATTGTTCGCTAGTTTTATCAGATGAAAAAGAATATATATTTTTTCTAGGTTTGCCTGAAAGAGTTTCGTTTGTATTAACTCTGCGTAATCCTAATAAAGTTCGCACGTAGTAGTTATTTGTTTTATTATTAAATTTTTTTCTATCTAAAATTCTAACAACCTGTCCGTCATCTGTAAGTGTGTATGAACCGTTACGTGCGGTGCGCCAATTTTTTTCAAGATTTTTATTAGGAAAGTATTTTTTAAACTCTTCTTCAGATTTAAAAACAAACTCTTGTTTGCCTTTGACCTTACGTTCATACACTTTCTGTATCTTCAGCTATCTTTTTTATAAACCAAGTAAGTTCTTCATTTGATTTAAGAACTTTAAATAATTCGGTTTGTAGTTCTGATTTGTTAAACATTAGATAACTAGGGTTTATTCTTTCTAGGTATCTTTTTTGAAATGACTTTAATTGTTTTTCCATAATATTCCTTTATCAAGTTATGGTATAAATTATAAATAAATGTTTTATATCGAAAGTTTTTTGTTGATTTATTTATTTATGTGTATATATTAATAATATATATATATAATATATATATATATAATATCTATTAATATACTATTACGTAGTATATATATATAATATATACCAAAACTTGAAAAAATAGCCCAGCTATGTGTGCGCCTCTTTTTTATGCCCCCCACACCCCGACTTACGTAATTACGTTAGAAAAATTACGTTAGAATTTTTACGTTACGTTTTTCTAGGAATCATTACTAATAATTTTAGGGATTAGCGCAGATAATTTTCTCTGCCATTACGTAAAATTTTTCTGTCAATACGTCAGATAAAAAGTGCCTCTAATTTATTGTATATACGTGTATTATAGTATTTTAATAGTAACATATGAGTACGTAAAAAGTCTTAATTTTGCGCTATTTATGGCGCAATTAAGACTATCGAAGTAGCGCAACAAATTACGTAATTATCTTTAATACGTAGTATAAAGTACTTGTATTAAAGTATTATTATTATTATCTTTTGATATGGCGAAGCCCTTATATATAACAGTTTTAAAAAACGTAAAAATTTCGATAGAGTTACGTGTTCACAAATCCTTACGGAGGAACAAATGAATAATAACGTAACCAAGCCCAAAACCTACGAAGGCTATAAAGTCGTAGACAAAAAAGCAATCATAACAAATAGTCAAATGAATATGATGTCAAAGCAATTTGATAGATTCAAAAAAGCATTGAACTACGATTCTTTAGAACCATTTGTAATTGATTCTATTAATGACGTTTTAGAAACTCATAACGTTCAAATAACATCATATCAAGTCGGAGCGGATAAAACCGGTTCTGATTCTGATTTGATGATAGAGTTTAAAAAACGTATTAGCGAACTTCATATGGAGTTTGTTAGAGAAAACAAAAACGAAATATTTTCTATAAATGGAAAATATTTTTGGCTAGATAAAAAACAAAAGCTACGTGAATTTAGTGAAACATTTACAGCACGTACGCCGGAAGGTTTTACTGCCAAAGAGTATCAAAAAACACTACTTGAAAAAGCGGTGAAACTTGGTTTAAACCTAAACAACGAGGTTAAGGAAGTCGTTGAAACCGAAACAGAAAACGTTGATTCAGAAGTAATCAACGAAATATAAATAACCCGAATGCGTAACTCTATCAAAAAATTTAATTCACATATTTACTTATATTACGAATATAAATCCCTATTAAAAATAAAATCTAAATCTTTTTCAAGGGACAAAATTTATAAACAAAAAAAACGTACTGCGAAAACAATAATTGACGAAAATAAAAAGAAATATTATTGCAGAGGCAAACGCACAGAATTGACCCAAGACCCGCACAAAAATTTTATATTAAAATTATTGATAAAAAATAATAGACAAGATTTAATTACAGATGAATTTTTTGAAATGGAAAAATAAATACGTAGATCAGGACAAATCAAACGTATAAAAATTTACTAACAAAGAAAGCTTCGTACTTACAAGCTTTTAAAATGAACGTAACAAAAGGAGAATAATATGTATACAGTTGAATTACTTCGTGGATTTACTGAGATATTTGTCATCGCAATATGTATGATGATGGGCAGTTTATTCACGTTATTATTACAAGATATACTACGTTTTCGTAGTGAGTCTAGGAGTAAGAACAAATGAAATTATACTACCGCATACTAGAAAAACTAGACCGTATATTTGACTTCCTTGGAAGTGATTTGATGTTCTACGTTATCATTATATGGTTCATATTAATATTTATTAGAGTATCAATATAGGTCACTGCTGCGTGGACTTCGCTAGTTACAACGTAGCAGTTGTTACCTCCGTAAGCGTAGAGCATTCCAAGTCTTTCTTCCTTCTTGTACTTGGTTGTAAGTCTCTACGCATTTACGTAAAAAGGAGAGCAAACTAATGCAAACATTTCTACCATACGCTGACTTCAAAGAAAGCTTTGACGTATTAGATAACAAACGTCTAGGTAAGCAACGAAGTGAGACGTATCATATACTAAACATTCTATTACAACGTACAGAAAAGAAAGGGTACGCCAATCACCCCATTGTACATATGTGGCGAGGCTACGAACCTGCACTACAGCACTACTTCAATATCAATACAGAAGTATGGTTGGGACGTGGCTTTCGTCACACTATGGGCTACGAAATTATTACAGAAGATATTTGTATGCCTGAATGGTTTGGCGACAAAGTATTTCACGCTACTCACAGGTCTAATCTATTACGTAAAGATAGTGAGTACTATTCAAAATTTAAATGGAAAGAAAGTTCCGATGCTCCCTACGTGTGGCTTGACCCGCAACGTGAGCAATGGTTCTTTATTGATGGAGTATCAAAGAAACGTGTGTACATATAAGTACATACAGACATAACAGGAGGAACGTAATGTCCGAAACAAAACAACCTAGCTTTCATAAGCAGTTGAATGATGTAGGATATTTTTGTACAGAGGAGTTCGCTGACGTAGTAGAGAACGCTTTGCACAAAAAACCTATGTCAATTACAATGCTTAAAGGTAAAGCTGGTACGGGGAAATCATATCTACCCGAGAAGATAGCTGAGTTACTTGGATGTAATATCTACGTAAAACAAGCCTTCAAGGATTACGATTGGTATGACTTCGTACAAAACTACGTGCCTAACGAAGATGCAGTATCGGGTTTTGAGGCACAAGACTGTGAGTTACTACTTGCAGTAAAGGAATCAAAAGATAAACGTGTAGTATTGTTGCTTGACGAATGGGATAAAACGCAACATTCTGCTGATGGTATGTTTTTGGAGTTCTTACAAAGTGGACGTATCAGCGTTAAAGGTAAGGAGTACAAAGCTAATCTAGATAATCTTATCATATTCTTTACGGGTAATGATGACAGATTATTTTCAGAACCATTTATCAGACGTATGAAGTTTATTGAAGTAGAACATATGCCACCGAGTTTAATACTACAGATACTTACTAGTAAGTATGGCGGTAATAAAGACGCAGAGCAGATGTTCAACGCAGTAATAAATCTTTACAACGCATCTGTGTTAGGTGATTTAGATAAACCTGCTACGGTACAAGAACTTTGTGACGTAATCAATGACTGGCTACGCTACAAATCTAATGGTAAAAATCCTAGATGGGAAGAACTTATCTATACTAATGTTACGAAGACCAGAGAAAATCATAACGAATTACAACGTGCGCTTGAAGCTATTAAGAACGGAGAACTTCGTAATGAATCAGAGTTTAGTAAGGCATTAGATGTTACGTTCTTTGATAAGGATGCTGAAGTAGAAACTGAAACTATATCTAATGGTTATGGTTCTATGCCACGTATGATGGAGAAACTTAACATAGATATTAACTTTGGTATTGATGACAATGATAAAGAAGTCTACGCAGAATACAAACGTGATGATGCAGTATATACAAATGCTTACGAAGATGCTATTGATAATGATGAAGATATGTCTCAGCCTCACTTTATATCTTGGTATACAGTAACTAACTCTACAATAGAACGTTCTAAGTCTTATGATTTACGTGAAATTGTAGAAGAGGAACAGAAGTTTAGACGCTTAGTAAATACAGATGGTACGTTAGTATTTGTAGAACCTAACGCAGGTAAAGCTGACATTTCTGATTTCTTAGAAATTACTGAGGCTAATATGTTTATACGTAAGGCTACCAATAATGAGATTATATTTAGAGTTACTGATAGTGGACGTACTCGTAATCACAACAAAACTCTAGAATATAATGGCAGATGGACAAAAGAAAAAGGATGTGAGTTTATTGTACCTACGAAATCAATACCAATGTTTCGTGGTAGCATAGTTGAAGTTGGTTGGTATCCCGATGGTATAGAACGTGTACGGTTAGATAATATAACGTATGACTTGATGGGTGGACATATTAGTACTGACAAATACATTAATATTAGAACTCTTGGTAATTCTAAGAAAGTACTTGATGTAATTGTAAGTGGTGAACGTAAGCCTAATGACCAACTTTCGTACCATAATATGTTATACAAAAGTAGAACTGCAAAGATAAAAGAGACAAAACGTACGACAACGTACGATATGGGATGGGCAGTTGTACGTTCTTGGCATCTAAAAGGTAAACCTAATTACAAAAATCACGTATTAATAAAGAGTCTACCTACCCCAACTGAATCTCAGAACTTTGCGCTACACGTAATGTTTATACAGAAAAAGTTAGGATGTGAGACTATACCTCTGTTTGTAAATATGGATAAGAGTTTATTTCTTAAAATGCCTACGAAAGCAGAAGGTGGTAAGTGGGAACACAAATCATCTACACGTGTGCTTAGAGACACTACGAATACTAAGTTAGATGTTTATTGTATTAATACATACGAGAATACAACGTTTGTTGCTATGCTTAAAAAGGATAAAGAAAACGTAGATGACTTGATTGAATGGCGCAGACATATGTTGTTTACTCGTAAAAAGATGGCAGAGAAAGTGAGTTAATACGTATGAGCAATAATGTAAATCCGTCTTGGTCGATATGGAATATAGGAGATGCTCAAGAAATTGAACGTTCTGAGAAAGTAGAACCTCCTGTTCAAAACAAAAACGAAGCTCAGAATGATGAGATGGCAGACGTAAAGTCTGCCATCGATTCATCGATAAGTAGTTACGTAAAACCTAAAGATGTATTTGAAGCTGATGAGTCTAAGGTAGATGATACTATGTTACGTGCAGCATCGTATAATTACGAAGATGAACTTATCCAAGAAGACCTAGATAAAGTACTAGATAGATTGCAACGTAAAACACTTAACATTGCTGAGTTAACTGATGATGAGTTTACAATACGTGGCTTTGCTGATACTGGTATTCCAAGTAATACTAACGTAGCTACTAGCGCAACTAAAACTAGGGCAATGAAACACGTATCTAAACATAGACTTGAAGACCATAGAGAGTATGCAAAACGTCATATTGAAATCAATAATTGGAAGATAAATACGCAACGTGTAGAAAGTCAGTTCTCATTTACTGCGCTACAAAACCGTAAACTGTCATCTAACCTTGCGATAATGTTTGCAAAGATTGCAGAGGAACGTACAGGTGATAAAATTGAAGGTAGGCACAAATGGGATATAGAGAAGGTTATGTTTAGACGTGTATCTAAAAAACTAATTACGCAATGCAAGTATTCACGTGATAAAGAAAAGATAATTATACTACTTGATAGTAGTCCTTCGTGTAGTAAGATGGCAGATTTATATAGTCAGATTTCTACAGAGGCTTGTAAGTATGAACACGTAGAGTTGTATGATGCACCTAATGGATACATACATAGTAAGTATTCTATATCACAACGTGCATACGTGCCACTTACAGATGAGCAGTTAGATAACGTATATCATTGGCTAGGTTTTGAGAATAGAACAATAATATACTTTGGCGATTGTGATGCTACAGATAGCATTAGTGCTTCTTACGAATACAATGAGATACATTGGTTCTTTCAGAATCCTTACAGACGTTATAGTAAGGAAGACCAAGAAGCTATGATGTCAAACTTACGTGAGCAATGGCAAGGCAAACTAAAACTTTATGAATGTAATAATGTAAACGAAATAGTAAAAGCAGTAAAGGAAATGAAATGAGTAAAATATTTGGAGATGAATTTAAAAGTGAAATACGTAATCTAAAAAAACTAGATGTTAATCTTTTAAAATGTAAAGCTAAGATAGAGGAAGTAATATATATAATAGAAAATAAAGATAGATTTAAAGACAAAGAACCAACTTTAAAAGAAGCTTTACAAGCAGTAATATCTTTATCTACTACAGTAGAAAATCTACTAGATACTATAAAAGATTTTGAAAAAACGTATGATAAGATGAGTCCTTGGGTAAAGAAAAAAGTAGAGAATAATAATAAGTTTAGAAAAGATTTAAATCGTGTGCGTAAAGTAAGACTTGGTGCAGATAAATTAATACAAGAATATAATATTATATTAAAACAATTAGGTAATAGATACAGAGCAGAGGTTTTAAAACGTGCTTGATGTAAATATATTATCAGATAAACAGATACTTGAACGTATCAATAAATACCATAGCATATGGGAAATGACAAAAGAAATATCTGACCTTAATGAATATGCAGAATTAATACGTGAAGTAACTAAAAGAGAATTTCAAATATAATAAAGGAGAACGTAATGAAAAAAGAAAACGTGTTCGATGACTTTGAAGTTATCGATATAGCAAGTGAAATGGGAGACGTAGTGTGTTGCGACTTTTGTAATCTTGGAGAAGATACAATGGGTGGTGTTATGATAGGAAGTAATGCAGTATGTGGTGCTTGTTGTTGTGAGAATGGTTACTACTTAAATAATGTAGATGACGTAGATTATTTCTTTGATAGAAATAAAACATTCAAAGAAAATGTTTTAAAGTACAGAAAAGATAATGCTAGAAATAAGATTAACTCTACGTTAAAGTTTAGAATTGGGGAAGGACATTCTTTTAAAGATTCAATATCAAACTTAAATAATATGCAGTTAGATATTGAAAACATACTATGTGCAAGTATGGAAAGTGAGGCAGACCCAAGTGATTATTTAGATGCAGTAACTGATTATATAAGACGTAGACCTAGTATGTTTGAAGTACTTAAATCATCGTACAAAGAGTTCAATCTAAAAGATATAGATGAGTTTGCAAGAACTGTAGCTATGTTACATTTGCAAGTAAAACAAGAGCAGATAAAAAAGAAAGTTAATGAAAAAGAAGAATCTATAAAGATTGAAGCACCTCAAATTACGGGATATAAAATATCTGATAGCATAACAGAACAGAAAAAATTGTTAGATGAAGCACGTAATAATGATGATATGAAAGATATTTTTCCAGACATAGCAAGAGCATAACTAAAGGAGAAACAACCAATGAAATTAGAAGCATTTGAATATAATTTACGGCATAAGACAGTTCCATTTGCGCAAAATATAGTATTAAGAAGTGGCTATCATTCACCAACAGTACTAACGTATGATAAAAATGGAGTAGAAAAAATATCTAGACTTAATGAACTATTTTCTTATGAAAATAAAGATGTATTATTTAAGATATTAGCAAGATACTTAAATGATGTTGAAGCAGTTGCTTACGTACTAATATGTGAATCATATATGAAAAAAGTATCTAAAGAAAAGTATGAAAATTCTACTGCTGAAGAGATAGAACGTATACATAATAATATAGATGATTCCAAAGAATGCCTTACAATTACGTGGGAATATAAACACGAAATTAATAAAGGTGGTATAATCAGTTCACCAATACTAAAAGATAACGGTTCTGTACAAATAGACTACGAAAATATACTAGATAGTTACGATGATGAGGTTGGTTCTAAAGGTAGAGCCACTAATCTTATATAGTATTGTATTATTATAGTAAAGAAAATAATAAAAGTACTTGTGATAGGTTATTTCAAGTATTAATTTAACTATATCTTATATATATAATAACGTATGTTATGATTATTATATTTAATACGTTATTATATTAAATACTACGTACGTTATATATATAAGATTTAACATACCAAAAAACTAAGGAACGTAAATGAAAAATAAATCAATCGTTACATCATTTAGAGCGAAGAAAGGTTTGTGGAAGAAACTAAAAATAGTTTCTGCAATAGAGGGAGTAGCAATTCAAGATAAACTTAATAATATCATTGATGATTACGTAAACTCAAACTATGGACACTTACTAAAAAATGCGGACAATGATGCCGAAGAAGAATAATTATCAGTATAAATCAGTACAAGAAATATACGACAACTACATACAAGGTAAGAATGATGTAAAAGTTAAGACTCGATACGTTGGTAAAGAGTCTTGGTTTCATTCATCTGTAAGTGGCTTATGCTTACGAAAACATTACTACGGCTCAGTAGTTCAACCCGATGAGAAGCAATCTCACGATATAAATACATACAGATTGTTTAGACTAGGCGACATTGTACATACAGATATACAAGAAGCAGTATCTGATTACGCTAAACAAAACGGAATACCAATATTTATAGAGAATGAAATACGAATAGACGATTTAAATATGCGAGGTTTTATTGATTTAGGTTTTGTAGAAGATGGAGTGCTATACGATATTAAAACTTGTAATGCTTGGAAGTGGAAGACAATGTTTGGACGCTATGCAAAACCCGATGCTATATCTAGAAACTACAAGTTACAACTTGGTACGTATGGACTATGGTACAAACGTAAATACAAAAAACTTAATGGACTTGTTTTAGTATTTTATAACAAAGATAATTCTAGGATGAGAGAAGTCAGCTTAGATTTGAACGTAGTAGATGAGGCAGAACAGTATTGGATTACTGCAAACAAAGTAGTTAATGAAGCCAAAGAAAGTGGAGTACCGCCCGTACTAAACTTAGGTGTAACACCCGCTGAAGAGTGGGAATGCAACGTAAAATATTGTCAATATTTTGACGTATGTGGTGGAGGTATTAAAGGTAATTTTTAAATAACGTAGTTAGAGAGCTGACCGAAGTATGAAGCTATTATAATTCGTATATCTTAAGATAAGGGTGAGTACGTTTATAGTGGATAGTAGGAGGCTCTCTAACTCAACAATCATATAAGAAAGGAACGTTTATATGGCAAAAAAGAAAAACAACAATATGGTTCTTTGGGAATCTGTATGTGAGACAGACCCGAAGTATACAAAGAAAGTAAATCAACGTGGTGGTTTTACTGCGATTGGTGCGCAATCTCAAGTAATGAAAGCAACAGAAATGTTTGGTGCTTTTGGTCAAGGATGGGGAGTAAGAGAAGAAAGAATAGAAAGATGGAAAGATTGTGGACTCGTAGTTTATCAAGCTACGTTATGGTTCTTGCAAGATGATGTAGCAGAAGAAGGTGAAGTACCTTTGCACTCATCTATAAAGTATAGTAGTAATGGTAGAATAGATGATGACTTCTTTAAGAAGGTAGCTACTGATGCCCTTACAAAAGGACTAAGTAAACTTGGTTTTAATGCTGATGTATTTATGGGTATGTTTGATGATAACAAATACGTTAATCAAATATCAGATAAGTATAAAGAAAATAAAGCAAAGTTAAACGGTGCGCTTACAAAACAAGTAACACCACTCACAGATAAAGAAAAAGAATCTGTACTTAATATGATGGAGAAAACAATAAGCAAGGACGATGATTTTTATAAGAAGGTTGAACACGCTTTGAAGACAGATAAGATAACTAAGGAAAATGTAGATAGTTCTTTACATAAGATAACAGATTACATAGATAGCAGAAGTGAGGTAAGTAGTGAGTGATAATTTCCTTGATGAAATACTAGGTAATGGGGCATCCAATACGGATGCCTATTACCACGAAGAACAAAACGTAACTATTGATGATGGTACATATCCAGCCACAGTAATAGATTTAAATAAGTCTAACGTTACTACTAGGTATGGCACTAATGCAGATTTATATAAACCCACATACCAAATAGCAAAGGGTAAAAATAAAGGTGCTACAATAAGTGATAAAGGAATATGGAGATTTAAAAGTGAGCCATCACAAGCACGTAATAAAAGTAGTCGTGGTAACATTATATATAAGAACATACTTGATATACTTTTAATAGAACTTGAGCAAGTAGAAGTAGATGGTGTTATTATGCGCAGACTACCCGAACTTACAAAAGAGAATGTTGTAGGTAAGAAAGTATTAATTACAGTTAGTGATGATGATTACAAATCTAACTATGGTAGGTTAGCGTCTAAAGTTGCAATGATACATAGTGAGTGGGCAGATGAAGTTAAACAATCATAGAAGTATAGAATCAGAAGAAGCGTTGATAGCTTCTGTAATGACAGATAGTAAGCAGATTGACAAAGTTAATTCTATTATTAAGACAGATATGTTCTATGCTAAGTTCAATCAGATAGTATGGGATAAGATTATATCTATGCATCGTAACGGAGTAAAGGTAGACATAACTACAGTTACATCTCAACTTAATAACGATACTAATACTACAATAAGTGGAGAAACTCCCGCATTTAAACTTACGGGTTACTTTAAGAATATGTCTGTAGCATCTAATGCAGTTCAATATGCAAAGAATATATATGAGAAGTATGAGTTACGTAATATTCAAAACCTTTCTACGCAGCTATCTACAAGTATAGGAAAAGATAATCTTAAAACAGTTGATGCATTAACTAATGTACATAAAAAGATTAGCAACGTATTAAGTATACACGGAGATGATAAGTTTCATTTACGTAGTGCGCTTGACAAAGCTATAAAAGATATGTATAATAAAGATAATACTATACGCTTTGGTTTTTCGGGATTAGATAATCTCATAGGCGGTATGAGACGTGGCGAAATAACTACTATTGCCGGACGTCCGGGTCATTTCAAAAGTACGATGGCTATTAACATAGTACATAATCTTTTATCTAATGGTTACAAAGTTCTTGTGTTCAATAGAGAGATGAAGAATGAATCTATGTTAGCTAAGTTAATTGTTGCAGACTCAGACCAAGTAGATTATTCTAGAGTTGTTACGGGTACATATACAGAAAAAGATAAGGAAGATATTACCAATACTAAAAAGAAACTATTAAAAAAGTATGGCAAGAATCTTATAATGAAAGATAGAAGTAATGACTTTGAATCTACAGTATCTACAATAAGACAAGTAAAACCAGACGTAGTAGTAGATGATTACATAGGACTTGCAACGCTTAGACATATTGAAGACCCTAGATTACGTATAGATAGTATTATGAAAGAATATAAACTGCTATGCAAGTCTTATGATATGTGTGCTATTATCGTATCTCAGTTAAATAGAAAGTGTGAAGAGCGTACAAACAAAAGACCTATACCATCTGACCTACGTGAGAGTGGTTCTATAGAACAAGACTCTGAAACAATATTGTTTATGTTCTATGAATATAGATACTTACAAGACGGCTCTAAGAATGGAGAGTTTGGAATAGAAGCAATCATAGGTAAGAATAGATATGGTAAAACTGGTAACGTAGAACTAGGTGTAGTAGGGGAAAGATGTAAGATATATGACCACCACTCTATTGCACTAGCAGAAAAATATGAAGTAGAGGAGAAGAGTAATGACTAAAGAATTTTCTTTTAAAGTTAAGATAACTAAATCTGAACTCAATATTATAGTAGAATCTTTACGTAGGTTTAAAATACAATCTGATTCTGTTCCCGTAATAAAAGATAGAGTCAATGATTTATTTGAGGATTTTAAAAAGATAAAAAGTGATGTTAAAAAAATTGAAGAAAATAAACTAAAGAAAAGAGAGGTTACATACGATGCCCCCATTTATACAGAAGAAAGCGTTAAAGAACAAACGTGCAAAGTCTGCGAATAACGTAAGGCGAGGTAGAAGAAATAGACAACGTGGTGCAGAACTGCAACGTCTATTAGTTAATAAGTGTAGAGAATTAGGGTTAGAAGCGCACAACAGAGATAGAGGTGGTGCAATGCACGAGAAAGGCGATGTAGAAATACAAGGTGAGTTCTATGGTTGTAAGCGTAGGAAAAGAATACCTACATATTTAATGCCCGAAAAAGAAGAGATAGGTGTTGTGTTCAGAGGTGAACGTATGCCCCCTATGATTTCACTACCACTAGATAGATTTTTACTTATGTTAAAAATAGTAACGGAGGAAGAATGAAACTAATAGTAGATGATAAGAAAAATTATAATGAAGACATTATTAATCTCATAAAAGAAAGACTAAAAAAAGGCAAAAAACAATATGGTGGTGCAATGGATATACACGATGGTAGAAATTGGAACGTAGAAGCACTAGAGGAAATACTTGATTGTTGTGTTTACGTAGCCGCTAGGATACTTCAGATACACGAATACACAAAAAATAAAATAAAAAATTCGGGTGACGATATAGAATATAAGTATTAAATTAGGATAAGGTATGTTAGAAAAAAATAAAAAAACAAAAAGATATACTGTAAAAGATAAAGTTGTATATGTTGGTGGAACTCTAGATGGTAAATTAGTAAAGCCATCAATAGTAAATGCTTGTGTAGCAGATAAGACTAATAAAGGATGTGAACACATAACACCACTTTGGTTTGAAGATTACCCTATGGCTCTTGAAGAAATATATGTAGACAAAATTATTAAAACAGACAATAATGAAGAAAAATTAATATTTAAATTAGTTAGTAGTCAAAAAGTAGAAATTGGAGGTAGGAGGTAAATGATATTAAGATAAATACAAAACAAAAACGTAAACCAATTAAAGGTTATAAATTTTTAAAAAACTTAGAAGAAGGTATGTCCTTTGTCACAGAAGGTGGTTTAGAGGGTACTTTAATAAGCAACAATGAAGGGAGCTCACTTTGTTATTTTACAAAACACTCTAGTAATGATGAGGATGTAAAAAAATATTGGCTTAAAAATACTAAGCGTATTGCTCCAGAAACGAACGTAAAACAGAAAGGAAGTTAGTATGTCAGACTATGATAATACAAACTCGGGTGCATTGTTTCCAAACAACACCAAAGAAGAAGGTGATAACAGACCTAATATGACGGGAGTCGTAAACGTAGAAGGTAAAGACTATAGGTTATCAGCTTGGTCAAACACATCAGCTAAAGGTATGAAATACTTATCAGTAAAAGTTTCAGAGAAACAAGAAGAGTCTCAGAAACAACAATCTGATGATGTACCATTTTAAATAAAAGATAAGTAGCCTACAGTCATCACTCCTCTTCTACATACCGTATGTGTCTTACCTCCGTATGGACTGTAGGCTACGTAATTAAGGATTAATATGAACGTAAATCATCCACCTAAAATTAAAAATTTTCAAGATAGAGTTAAGCAAGACCCTACTATAAGAGATAAGTATATAAAGAAGGTACATACTTGGGATTCAAAACGTACTGATAATAGATTAAAATTATGTAATTTTTGTAAAAAAGTTTGGGAGTCTTGCAAAAAAACTTCAAATAAAAAAACTGTTACTAGTTATAATTATTATGATGACTTTCCTACAATAGGAAAAATAAGAGAGATATGCCCTAAATGTAGGGTTCAAGAAAATGAAAGCTAATTGCTTGGTTGGCGCAAAGTAAGTAGAAAGAACTGCTTGAACCCTATTAAAATAAGCACAACACGTAAAGGTTATATTGGGCAAGAGATTGTATCTGATTATCTTTTACGAAAAAACTTACGTGTTTATACACCCGTAGTAGACGACTTTGGTGTGGATTTATTAGTAGAAAAATATGGTAAGTACACAAGTATACAAGTAAAGTACCATACAGCATTTACAAATCAAGCTTCAATTCAAGTAAGAATATTACCAACAATAGCAGATTGGATTGCTACACCATTACATATAAATAAAAAAACAAAAATAATTTGGTATAAAAATAATAGAAAAACTGAAAAATATACAGTTGCTTTTGCAGTTAATAAGCCAAAAAATAATCAAGTAAAAAAAATTAATTTTTATAAAAATTTTTTAAAAGCACCATTTTAAGAGGAACAAACAATGAAAGAAATAGAAAAGAAAATAATAGAAAGATATAATCAAAGGTTTCCTAAATCAACATTAATGTTAAGTAATTTTGAATACGAAAGGTTTGATGCATTCAATGATTATTGCATTGTAGAAGTAAAGCACAGAAAAGATTGGTACGATAAGCAGTTAATAGAGTTTGATAAGTTTTCTTACAATAGTTGGTATGCACACATTACTGATAGAAAATTTTTATACGTAGTAGCTTCGGGTAAACGTATAGTAATATATAATATTACAAGTTTAAATAAAGAGAAATACGATTACAAGTGGCAGTATAAAGAGATGCCAAAGCAAACAGAGTTTGATGATAAGGAAAAAATTGTAAAGTTTGTAGGTTACTTAGACCTAAATATATTAAGGTCTTCAAGTTCAGTATATGAGTTTGAAGTTCTTTAAAAACTATCAAATTTTAAATAATTATTACGCATAACATTATCTAATAAACGCATTCTATCTTCGTATATCTTCATAAGATTTTCTACCTTCTTTCTATTGTCGGTAGATAAAGATTCTTTATATTGGTCTGAAAATTTTTTACCCATTACTATGTCATCCCATTTTTCGGGATACGGTCTTAATCTTTGCTTTAAACTAGATTTTATATTAGAATGCACTTCATTTCTTATTGTACGTTTATAAAAATTTTCATTTCTAGATGCTTTAGTTTTAGCTAATTTGTGTTCTAAAAAAGCTCTAGTCTTTAAAAAATCTTTTTCAAAATATTTATCATCACCTGCTATTAAAGATTGCGATAAGAACTTAAAGTAAAATTGCTTATCAGTAAACTCACCTTTTTTTAATACGGCTTCAAGTCCCGACCTTTGTTCTTTGTTTTTAAACTGTTGGTAATTATCTAAAAATTTAAACTGCAATCTTCTTTGGTCATCAAACTGTTTATTAATATCATTATTTTTTTCTTTATAAAAATCAGAAACTTGTTTAAATAACGTAACTTGTTTTGTAGCATAATCTATTGTGCCTTTTACAGCTACGTCAAGGTCTTTTATTTCTGAAAGACTCATACCATAGTTTATAAACTCTGATACAAATTCAACTGGTACTGGCACATAAGAATCTATCACCCCACCATATCCATCAAACACATTACTCAATAAACCAAGAGCCTCACCCCTAACCGCATAATCAAATAATTGCATTGGAACTTTTTTGAAATCTTTGCCAATCAAATCTTTACCAAGAGCATTTTCATAATATAAATTATATAGTGCAGCTCCCGTTAATGTACTCCCAGCAGCGAACCTGAAAAGCGGGAAAGGATTACCATCCACAATAAAAGGTTTTACTGCATTATTGTACGTATTTTCTGTAACTCTGTACGCAGTTCTATAAAACAACGTAAGTGGCTTTACGTTATTTTTTGCCATCCACGTAGGTATGTATGGGAGTTGGGTTACACCCTGAGTCGCAGCCTGAGATTTAAAAAGCCCTCGCTGGTAAATCTCCTCAAACCTTTTATCATTCATTGCTAGGTCAAATGCTTTATCACCAAACTTTTTTCTCTTTTTCAATTCTGATAGCATATAATCTATGTCCTCACCATCTAGATTTATTGCATCTTTTAATATCCTTCTGGCTTCTCTGGTGTTTTTTATTAAAGAACTTTGTTTACTGCTTAACAATGTTTCAAAAGAATCTCTCATTGTTACGTCAGCTACTGCAACAGATGTTCTTCTATTTAATCTTTCAACATTTCTAAACAAAAACGCAGGGTTTAGTTTACCTTTAGTTAAAAATAACTCATCAATAGAATCTGACGTAGCACCTATATTTCTAGCTAAATCTTTATATACATTTTTATTTCTTACGTAATTAGAATAAGATTTTAATAATTTTATTGTACCTACTGACGTAAGGTTTTGTACTTGACCAGTAAGAAAGTTTTTAATTGCAGCAGAAGGTCCAGAAAGATACGCACTAGAAATTGTAGTAGTTAAACCTCTACCAAATCCTGTAAATGATGTCTCTGCTTCACCGCTTAATAATAATTTTAAAGTAGTATCTGTATAATCAGATGCTCCATCAATACCTTTTAGTTTACTTTCTCTTTCTATAGCACCTATAAATCTTCTTGCAACCTTACCACTAGCACCATCTACGTCAAAATTTCTAGCTAATGATATAGCATTAGCCATTTTATTACCATAAAAATCTAGTATCTTACTAAAATCTTTTTCATATAATTCTACTACGTCACCTATTACTCTTGATTGATTATCAGCATCTACAATAGACTGACCCTTTTTAAATGTATTTACATTAGGTAATTCATCTAATTGTATTACTTTACCTGTACCTTTTTCTAATAACATATAAGGTGGGATGTCTACTTTTCTAGTATCTAATATTCCTAATGGTTTATTAGGGTCTGAAAATGTAATATAAGCACCTACTACTTCATCTATTTCATCTTTTGATGCATCTGGATTTGCTCTTTTGAGAGCAGTTCTTAACTTAGTTGTGAAAGAAGACTCGTTTGTTTTTAAAATCTTTTTAGCTTTTTCTGATAATAAATAAGGTACATAATCTTCTACATAAGCAGAGTTTTTAAATGTTAAATCATAATCTACGTTTACAATTTTACCATCTGTATTTTTTACTTTACTTCCTTTACGTTGTAATATTTTTAATACATCACCATTGTCAAAAGAATCTTCAGAAACTTTTATTATATTACCTTGCTTATCATATATAGATAAGAAGTTTTTAAATTTTTTAGTACCAACTTTTATTTGTCCACCATTACGTGCGTACTCTACTACTAACTCATCAAAGAAATTTCTAGCTTGATTTTTTAAATCACCTACGTCTTTTATATTTTTTATTTTATTTGGGTCTGCAAGTAAAGCTATTTTCTCATCACCTAATGCACCAGTTATATTATCAAATTCTTTTTTACCTAGTTTAAAAGATGCCTTAGTATCATTTGCAAATTTACTAAACATACCTCTTACTAAATTTTTAGTAATAGCATAGTCAGTAACCTTCTTAGATAGTTCTTGTCCTGCTACTCCGAACTGTCTAAAGTTTGCTTCGGGACTAAACGCATATTTTCTAATTGCGTTAAATGTGTTTTTGTTTTTAAAGAAATCATCTGATATATTAAATGGTAAAACCTCATCTAGCTTTGCTCTCTGAATATTTTTTATTTTTAATTTAGGCTTTAACATTTGTTTATACGTAGTTAATTCTTCTATTGTCATCCTATCTGTTTTACCGTAAGACCTAGTAAAGCCAGAACGTTTTAAACTAAATGATTCTTTCTTACCTATACCTAAATCTGCTTCTAGTTTTGATATAGAACTAACTAAGCTTTGATGTTCTTTATATGATTCTGGGCTTAGTGTTTTTAATTCATTACCAGTCTTTAAATTAAAAGGATTCTTTTTAAAGTAAGACCTAGATATTTTTTTAGTGTCAGGTATTACACTTTTAAAATCTTTATAAAATTGATTTAATACTTCCTGTTTTGTATCTCCTGTAATAGATATAGTTTTACCAGATAAATCATCTTTGTCTTTTAATATTGTATACGAAAGTCTTTGACCGCCACCTTTGGCTTCTTTAATTGTTTGAAGCTGTACTAACTGATTACTTTTACCACCACCAGCTTTGCCTATAAATCTATTACGTAAATACTCTGGTCTTTTTGTAGCTAATAATAACTTTATTTCATCTACGTTTAATGCATTCATTAATTTTTTAGACGTAGATTTATCACTAAGTGCAGTAGATATACCATCTTTTACTAATTGTTTTACACGTAAGTTATCTGCACCTACTCCAATATAATGAGCTGCTGTAAAAATAGCACCATCAATTAGGTTATCCATTGTTGTAGTTTCATTACCTTTTTTACCAGTACTTCCTACGCCAGATAAAGATGCACCTACACCAGTACTAAATACTATTCCAGCCTCAACAGCTTTTCCGCTTTTACTATTAAGTGAAAGACTTCCTATCTTGCCCGCACCTAAAACTCTAGGCAAACCACCTAACGTCATAAAAAAAGCATCGCCTATTGGCTTTGTTATTCTTTCAGAGATATTTATTTCTCCCTCTTCATTACGTAATGGTATAGTTTTTTGAAACATAATACCTGACGCAACTAAATTATTTATACCTAAATCAATGGTATTAGCAGCACGTATAGACATTTCATCAGCAGAAGCTTTTGCTCCTTTAACACGTGATAAAAACTTACCCATACTGTATTCACCAGAACCTACTTTTGTAATAAACTTTCTATAGTTTTCTGACCTACCAAGTAATGAATTGTTTTTTATAACACCAGCAGCATCTAATGCTGCGTCTATTTTAGCTTCTTGTTTTAGCGCACGTCCTGTGAATATAGCTTTACCTTTTGCGGTATTCGCAGTCTTTGCTATCTTACGTAGTCTTGCTACTTCTGTGTAACCTTTACTTGCTGTAGCTAATGCTTTAGTTGCTTTTGCTCCTGTACCAACTATCTTTAATCCACCAAGAACTCCACCTGTTGCAAATAAACCAGCACCAAATCCAACGACTTGACCTGCTACACCAGCAACTTTTTCGCCAAGAGTATCAGGGTCTTGATAATCAGATGTTACATCTACAGGGACAGGAGATAAACCTTCAATAAAATTAGAAACAAAACGTCTAGTTAAACCCGGGTCTTGTTTTAATTTTTCTTCTTCATTACGTATAAAGTTATCATCTTCTTCTATCTGTTGTTGCGTAATATTATTTAATAAATTTGTAGGCTCTTCTATTAAATTTATGTCTTTAAATAAATCAAAAGATTCTTCTTCATCGTCTATTATATTTATACCTTCAAACAAATTAACATTTGTAGTAGGTTCGTCTATTATATTTATACCTTCAAATAGATTGTTTCCATTTGCCATAGATTACTTACCTACTGCTTGTTATTATTTGCATTAAAGTTTTTAATCTTTGAGGTGATTGTTTTGTCTTTCTACTTAGTGAATTATAAAAATTATCAGTATAATTTTGATTAGAAAAGTTTCCTGTTTCTCCGCTAATGTACCCAAAAAATCTACTCTTTATTTTATTTTGTAGTTCTTTAACTTTTTTATTTTGATTGTTAATAATTACCTGAGACTGACCTTCATCTCTAAACTTTTGAAGTCTTTCTGTTTCTTTTAAAAACTTATTAATATCTTTACTAACTGTTCCACTAGCGGTAACAGGATTATTTGCTATATATTCATTTGGGTTATCTTCAATATTTCTTGGAGTCGTAACAAGTGGTTCTTGAAATTCTTGAACATTATCAAATGTTGCATCAAAGCTAGGTACATTAACATCTGTTGGTTGGAATTGTTCAGCACTTGTAGGTACGGGAATAGATGGTCTTGCTACGTCAGCTAAAGCAGGACTATCATCTTCTATTACTTTTTGTACTACGTTTTCAGATTGATTAGAAATAGATGGAAAACCTTGCGTAGTTTTAATTATATCATCAAATACACCAATCTTACTTAAACTATCTAAAAACTCAGGATTTGTTAAGCTTAAACTTTTATCTTGAGAAGTGTAATCATTTATAATAGTTTTTATTTGACTAAGTTGAGGATGATTTTGTAAAAAAGATTGTTTTTCTGTTGTGTTTAAATTTTTAAATGAGTTTATATTATTAGATACTATTTCTGATTTAGATATTTCTTTTTTACCTTTCTTAATTGGTTTATATCCCATTATTTTATCTATATCATCTTCAAGATTTTTAATTCTATCTCTATAAGTTGCATTGTCGTTTGTTAAAGATGTAACAAGTTCTGGTTTTTGACTTTCTAAAGCCATTGTTTGATTGTTTTTTGAAATAGTATTGTTAATACCAGTTATTCTTTTTTCAATACGTTCTACTTCAGAACTTTGTGCTAAAGTTAAACCTCTATTACTTAAATGCTCTCTTAAAAATGTCATTCCTTGAGCTGGGTTTAATGCTCTAAATGTTCTTTTTTTATCTTCATCCATCCCCAACCTATCTAACTTGTCAATTATTTCACCACTTGGGTCTTCATATTTTCCGTAAGCAAAATTATAATATTCTTGATTTGCTAAGTATTTAGAAATCCTAGACTCTAAAACTTTATTTTTTTCTAAATTAAAAAACGCACTACCTGAATCAGCTATTGAAGAATATTCATTAATTAATTCTAAACCCGATTTTTCTACACCGTTTACAGTATATGTACCACTAGCCATTTCTTTTATTTCTTTACCACTTAACACATCTTCATATTTAGATATATGATTTGCAGTTATTTTAGCCGAACTATATTTTTGGTCATAAAGAGATTGAAGTCTTGGGTCATTTATTGTACTAATCATTTTTTCTATTGATTCTCTACCTACTTCTGTCATTATACTTTCATCTTTTATAAAACCAGCTATTACATTATCAGTTGCTTTATCTTCACTTCTTTGATAACGTTTTTGTTCTATATCTAGTTGCTCTCTACGTAAATCAGATTGTATTTGTTGTTGCTGTACTTGTGCATCTAACTGTTTACCCTGTAAATATGTTTGACTTGCACGTTCAAATGCATCATCTAACGTATTAGCTATTACTTCAGCAGTAGTAGATTGACGTGGTTGTATAGATATGTCAGCAAATTCTAATAAGTTACGTGGACTACGTAATTGTCTAGTTATTTTACTTGAATCAAATCCATTTGCCATAATTTATTCCTATTGATTATGTTGGTACGTATCTTCCTTGAGCTTCATCCCATCTGTGTAATACACCAGAATTTTCATAATCACTAAACATACCAAAACCTCTAAATTCTGTAGTTTTAGTAGTTAATGCAGACTCTAATTCACCTACCTCTTGTTGTTGTTGTTCTTCTATTGTTTCTGTAGTTAGAATATCTTGTCCGGGTAATTGTTCTTGAAAGCTAGTTAGTAAATCAGAAACTGATTCTTGATAACCTAATCTTTCTCCTCTAATTCCTGACGTAAGACTTAGTAATGCATCAGAAAAAGCAGAACCATATTGATTTTGTAAACCCATACGTGATGTATCAACAGCAGATTGTATAGCACCAGAGCCAAAAAATCCTGCTTGTGCAGACTGCTGTCTGGCTTGCCCCATTATACCACTTAACTGACCTACTGCGCCTTGATAACCTTCTTGTACGCCAGAACGAAATCTAGTACGTAACATTTCTTCATTAAATGGGTCATACTCTGGTATTAAATCTGCATAAGATAAACCTGTAACAGGGTCTGTTTGACCTAAAAAATCTAAAGTAGGTGATATACCTATGTCTGAATATGCTTGTTCTACCCCATACGTAGGAGTAGTAGAAGTAAATTCTTGATAATATTCATAAGGATTTACAGTACTAGGAGTGGACGTAGACATTTGATTAGGTTGTTGTGCAGAATCTTGTTGATATATATCTTCTGCACTTCTATACATAGAATGTCCGGGCATATGTGGCATTGCTACATACCTCCTTGATTATATCTATTTATAGTAGAAGTTAATCCAGCAAAAGCATCTTGAACATTACTTGGTCTTGTGTTTATATTAATTAGAGATGGTATAGATTGACCACGTCCAATTAAATCTTGAATTAAATCAAAACGGTCTATTGGTTTTTGATTTAAATTTAAAGGAGCAATAGATTGAGTTCCTGTAGGTATTGTAGAAGTAAAATTAGGAAAAACGTTAGATGTACTTATTCCCGGAGATAAAGAATCAAAACTAGGCATTTCCATTGAAGTTTCTTGTAACATTTCCGTCATATCGAATCCTAAATTAGGCGCTCTTTCTGAACCTAAACTAGATAATGCATCAAGTGATTGTTTATTACTTTTTGCTATACTTGCACTTTGAAAATTATCCATAAAATTTTGTCCCATTTGTTGTTGCGCTGGACTTACGCCACCAAGTAATTGTCCTACGCTAGGACTAGCAGACTTACGTTGGTTATATAAAAATTTTGTCATAGCATCTGCATCTTCACCGGGAGCTTCACCTAAATCAAGTAAAGGTTTATTTAAAAAATCTGATGTAATCTCTCCAAATGTACCTGCTTGACCTGCCGTTACTGATTGTACAGCAAGTCCTGTGCCTATTCTAAATAAATCAGCGGCATACTGTTCATCAGTAGCTTGTTCTTCTATTGACTTTAAATTTTCAGCTCCTTTTTGAACATCTTTAGCAGTTTGACCTACAAATAATAAATTAGATAATGGTTCAGTAAAATCAGTACGTATATCTTCTGCTTTTTCTGCTTGTTTTTTAGATAAAGAACCTTCTGCGTAACCAGATACTCCACTTACAGCAAGACCAGCTCCAGCTACAAGAGGATTACCTACGTATGCACCAGCTTTAGTTACAATGCTACCTAGTTTACCAAGCGCACTAAATAAACCTCTTTTATTAGAACGTTTTTGTTTATCTTTATTGTATTTTTCTATAGCACTTTCCATATCCTTAATAGCAGATTGCAATCTTTCTGTTTCTGATTGTTTAATACGTGATGCTGCTATAGCGGCACGTGCTGATGTACTTCTAGTACGTAATGCCATTTAAATACCTATGCTTTTTTACTATATAATATACAATATTCATAATTAATTATAAAACAATTTCTACTTCCCAAACTGATGTAGCTGTAAATGTAACATCAGAGCTTTTAAAAGTTGAGCCAGATTGAATACTAATACCAGCATTATCACCTACTCCAAACTTTGGATTATTATCAAAATCAGACCTATTAACAGTTATTAATGTTCTTGATGCTAAAGCTAAAGAGGATAAAGATGCTGTAGCTACAGTATCTACAGTACTATCTCCGTCATCCATTTTCTTTAATCTAAATGTCACATCATAATTACCATCAGTTATAGTACTAAATCGTATCATTAATTTTTTTAATGTCATTTTATATGGTGTTAAAAAAGATGATGAAACTCCAGAAAGATTAGAGGCTTCACTTATTCCAAACCAAGGTAAAAATACCTCTGATGTACCAATAGTATCAGTAAAGTTGTGGCATATTAATACAAATTGACTACCAGTTATGTGACCTTTAACATCTAAATTACCGCCCACTATAAGATTTTTATCTACAACTTGATTACCATTAGATGTCATATAACTTTTATAAACTCTACCATATTTTTTCTTACGTATAGATAGTAATTCATTTGTTGACTTACCTATAGATACTTGTCCATCTGCCATACTGTTAATAGAAAGATTGCCTGTAGACTCTAATGAATCTTGTTTAGTATTTATTATTCTACGTATTTCTCTACTAGCCATCAGATACTGTTTTATTACGTATTACTCTGTACTCTATTGACATTTCATTTATTTCAAATGTACCACTATTAGGTAAAATAAATTTAAATTGTATACTACCTGCCTGTACTGGTGTTGAACTTGTAAATGTTTTTACATCATAATCTGAAGAAGTAGATAAAGTTTCTTGTTTAAATGTAGAAAAACTTTTTTTACCATTTTTAGAATGTAGTAATGTAATTGTTTGATTTGCTGATGTTTTATATGTAATAGTTACTGCATATATTTTTTTTACTGTAGATGGGTCACCAAAATCTATGTCTCTTGTAACTAATTCTTGAGCGGTAGTTGCTAATGGTACTGGTAAATATTTTTTTATATCAGTTTCATCTTCCGTTGTATTAAAGAAAACGCACAAGTTGTTATTCCAATCGTGAAAAAAATTACTAATAACATTACTATCACCAATTAAACTAGATGAATGCGACCAACCTCCTGTATTAAAATCATATATATATCCTTCATTACTAGTATCACTACTATCAGAAGGACTACGTACTATAATTAAAGAATTACTCATAGGTTCATATCCTATCATAGCATCTTTTACATTTGAAGAACCATTTATAAAATCAGCCCATTTTATTATAGCATTTTCTCCGCTTGTTTCTTCATTAACTCCTAATTTTCTTTCAATTAAGTTAGTAACTTGATTGCCATCATATAAATAACATCCTGTATCTGATACCCACGCTATACCATACTTAGTATTTGTAGCACTATATTTAAAATTAATACCACCATAACGTAGTGTATCTTCTAAATACCAATTAGCAGGATTAGGACTAGCTATATTTATTATATGTACAAGATTGTGTTTATACGCAATAAGTCTATCAGCAAATGTTTTTATTGCTACGTATTCACCGTAATCCCCTTTAGATACATCAATAAAATTGCTTTCTAAAAATGTATCAAATCTATTTATTTCACTAAACATTAACCTATCGCCAAATGTTTCTAGTTCTCCTGTATATCCAGATGTTCTTACGTTTACAATAAAAGCTCTTCTATTTGCAACTACTACGTCTTTATATAATTCATTTGTTTTACCAATAGATATAAACTTTGTTTGATTAGAAAAACCATTTATAGTTGTATACGTATCTATATTTGGTTCTTTACAATTACCTGCCGCATCTGGTATAAAATAAAAACCTTTACCAGCTTGATAAGACCAAGTAGAAAAATCTCCCGTAAGAGAACTTCTAACTCCTTGAACTATATCTATATCTAATAATAACGTAAGTTCATCATCTGATTTGGCACGTTTTATATATATTCTACCACCAGATATTCTACCACTATAAACTACGTCAGTATATACAGCAACACGTAACGATTTACCTCCAGATGCTGTATGTTCAAACGTAGCAATAGTAGATGCACCATTACCCATTTGAACTGGTAATGATTCTTGATTGCCATCATATACAAATGTTTGATAAAACTCATACGTATCTGCTAACCAATCTCCATCAGATGTTCCATCACTTACAGCAATGTTCCAACCTAAACCTCTTTCTAATATTGGAGTATCTTGGTCTTGCAAACTATCAGGTGCAGTACCAATAATTTTACCACCATAACTTCTTTGATAAATATTAGACGTACCATTAGAACCTGCTGGTTTTGTGCAAAATAAATATTCATTAGGAACAGTTCCTAGTGCAGTTGCTATAGTTATAACTTCACCTACAGTTGATTGGTCTAATACTTCAGCTGGAGTACCGCCACCACCATCATCTTCAAATACTAACGTAGTAACAGTAGTTCCGGGTGTATGATTTAATCTTAAATCACTAGTACTATTTTTTTTAGCAATAGCTACGCCACGATTATTTTGATAATAGTTTGTAGCTGTAGATGCTGTAAAATTTGTTGTTGCGTAAGCAAATGTATATTCTCCCGTAATTTTTGGAGGAGATAACGTATTGGGATGTTCTTGCCACTCTGAAAATTTTGCAGTAATACTGTTATCATCAGCATTACCAAACTGGTCACGTTGTATAAATCCAAACCATTTAATTAATGCTTCTGATTGTGGATTTATATTGCAACTACGTAATGCATTATCAATAAAAAAATATATATACTTTGCAGGTAAACCTTTTACTCCAATAGTAGGCTGTATAGCATCAGTAGTCCATCCATTATTTCTACTTGATGGGTCTGTAGTATTATTAGTAGACCAAGCTTTTATACCTCCGCCTTCTCCACCAGCACCTATTACACAAAGTTTATCTCCTGTTGGTCTAATAACTTCTATCTGCGGGTCTGTACTTCCAGCAGAAGAAGTTTCATTCGTAATTGCCCTACCTTTTAATACGTAGTAAACATCAGTACCATCAACAACTATAGAAGAAACAGAAAATATACCGTTGTTACTAGCAGTACCACTAATTTTTAACGTGTCTCCAATTTTTATTCTATTTTGAACACGTACACCATCTTTATATATGTCACTTGCAGTACCATCATCACCATCTGTTAGTTTCATATATTGTTTTTTAGGTATAGCCATAGTTACTCAGTATTTGTTACAGGAATATATGGAGGTTCATCTTCTTTTGTAGATACTTTATTAAAACTTATTTGACCATCACCTGTGCCAATAGCCAAAACAGTTCCAGATATAGTTTCTGTTATGGTTTGTTCATTACTTAATCCGTGGTCTGACTCAAAATAAAAAGCACCAAAACCACCAGCGTTAATAGTTGCATCACTAAAGTCTTTTAAATTTACAAAATTAGTATTAGATATATATTCTGTTAAATTAGTAGAACCATCATTTGATTCTATATGGTCATAAAATCCACCAGCAGTTTTAAGTTTACCAATAGCATCAATAGAAAAGTTATTCATATAACTAGATTCATTATCAGCTATATCTCTAGGGTCACGTTTTGTATTCATACCACCTGAAAAATCACGTATAATTAATTTTTGTTTAGCCATTACGTTATTCTTTTATTTCTACGTGAACTAAATCATCAAAACGATTATCTTTTGTTTCGCCATCACCATCCCAGTCTCCGCCCCAACGTACAGAAACATTTAATTGTTTAGCAATTCCACGTATCATTCCACCCATATAATGAAATCTGTCTCTATCTTTCCAATCAATAGGATATGGTGCTACATCTACAGCTTTACCTTCAATATGTTTAGAAAACTTTGTTTTACTTGCACCTTGTTTTACTAATTTATTTTGTCTTTCTTGCGTACGTAAACCTTCAATAATTGTTACGTCCATAATTTTAATAAGTTCGTTAAGTACATTTACAAGTTTAGCATCAACACCTTTTAATCTTTGCTTAGACCTTTTACCAAACTTATACATTATTTTTCTTTAAATAATCCTTCAATAACATCAGCAACTAAATCAACACACTTTTCAAAAAATATCTGTTCTTTATCTTCTGATACAAATGGTATGTCAATTTTTTTATTTATTTTAGTAGCAAGTTCTTCTTGAAATTCTTCAGATTGAACCCACTCTACTGCTTTTTGTTTAAATTGGTCAGCTTGTTGTTCAGCTACTGCTAACATAATTTTTTTAAAATCCATTATTTATTCTCCTTTAAGGTTTGTTTTATTTCTGCAATGTCTTGCATTATTACATCAAGTTTATAAGCTATCAATTCTCTATCAGCAACTATTTCTCTTACGTTTGCTTTACTTTCTAACTCTTTACGTATTGCATCTATATCATATTGCATAAAACCAAAAGCAAGTATTACGGAACATATTAACGTAATAATTGTTATAATATTTTCAATAGATATATTTGTATTTAGTTTCACTTTTTCTTTTTTCTTCTAGTAGTTTTTTTCTTACCACCTCTTATTAAATCTTTATCTGCTTTTCTAGCACCACCTTTACCTGTTGCAAAACTACGTACACGTCCTGCTGCCCATTGATGAGCAGATACGCCTGGTCTAGAACCACTTGAGTAGTAAGCTCCTAATCCACGTTGATATACTTTTGATAACGTAGATTTTGATATACCAGAACTTTTAGAATATTTAGATAATACGGCAGCTTTACCTCCGCCTGATTTTTTTCTTGCTGGTTTTCTTTTTGCGACTTTTTTTCTTGGCACTTTTACTCCTTTGCTTTGATATTTTGTCCATCATAGCTGGTGTTAATTTACCAGCTTTGTACAATTTTCTAGTCTTAATTATTTCTGATTCAGTTTTACGTTTATTTTTAGAACCTTTTACGTATTTCTTTGGAACTCCACGTTTTGTTTTAGCAACTTTTTTAAATTTTCTAGGCACTATTTACCAACTTTTTTCTGAGCCATTTTATGAGACTGAGTAAAAGTTTTACCTTTTCTCATTGCTACAGCCATAGCTCTAATATGTTTAGCTGTATGATGCTTTGAGTGTCTTTTCATAGCATTAGCTTGTCTAGAAGTTAAACCAGCCATAGAAATACCTTTAACTGATTTAGGTGCTTTAGATTTTTGTTTTATTGCCATTATTTTTTCTTTCTTTTCTTACGTTTTTTTAATTTTCTAAAATCAGCACCAGTAATTTTATTACGTGGTGGTGCAACTCTAGCTAATTTTTTTTGTTTCTTACTATATTTTTTACTCGGCATATTATCTCCTACCATTTAACTTTATGTGACCAATACCTAGCTGATAGTTTGCTAGGGTTGCGGTCTTGTGCATTATGTCTAGCATAATACGATTTACGTCTTGCTTTATCTTTTTTTGACTTAGGATTTTTACCAGCACCACGTACTCCTTGCTGACCAAAACGTATTAGTTTTGTTTTATCTCCTACTTTAGCTACTACTACGTGTGATTTCTTGGGATGATTAGGTGTACGTTTAGGTTTATTATAACCTGATACACCAGCACGTACAAGCTTTGGGTCACGTTTTTTTCTTTTAGTGTTTGCCATTTAATCTACTTATCACTCCTTTTATTTCCGATATTTGATTATCCAAATCATTAATTTCCTTCGTAAGTGAATCAAACTTTCTGTCCAACTTGTCGTCACTCTGATTCCAACGGCTAATAAGTTTAATAACCATACCCTCCATATTTTCAAGTGTTTCACTTTGTCCTCTATTTTCTGTTTTCAAGTCTCTTAAACTTTCTTCCTGCGCAGACCCTCTTTTGTTCATAGAGTAAACCATAAACACTAATAAAGCCCCTACGACACCTATCATACCCGCTTCGCTGTAAACTTCTAAAAAATTCATTATTTCTTTCTTCTTGTTTCACGATTCATAAAATAGTTATGATTAAAATCATCTTCTGTTAAGATTATTTTTTTCTCTTTTTTTTCTTTCCCCAGCTTAAAGGGTTTAAATTTAATTCTGTTTCGTACCATTCTAATTGTTCTTGCATTTTACTTATTTTTACTTCTTCTTCTGCTATATGTTTATTGACAAGTTCTTCAATGTTAGTATCAGCAAGTTCCACTCTTCGTTCAAGTTCTTTAATTCTATTTTCAACTTGTACGTACGAATAAACAAGTCCAGCGATAACCACAACTGACTGAATAAGCCATTTAATATTAATAGATATAATAGCGTTGTCATCGACCATAGCTCCACGATAGCTCCTTGCCGTTTTAGGTTTGGCATTACTCATACCTCATAACCAACAATAGACCATCCACTATCACAACTTCCAAGGATTACTAACCCCCCAAGTATAACTATTAAAAATAATATTATACTAAGATAATCTTTCCAATCATCATTCAATGTTTGATGTCCATTCTGCTCCAGATAATATTGTCATTATCTGAGCGTGTGAATATTTGTCGTATAAACTAAATACACTTGGGTCATTATCTGTATCATTGTCACAAGCAAACTTTAGTAATGCTTTAGAACTATCTCCATCATCTCCATTGTTTTTTCTAAGTGTTTCTTTGCTTGATTGTATTGCATTATCTATTAAAGCATTAGATACGGGAATAGCTTCTAATAGTTCTGATTTGCTCATAGAGCTTGTATAATCATAGCTGTAGCTATCCATCCAAGATTTTATTTCTGCGATTGTATTTGAATCTGTAGGTGCATCTGCTGAATCAATATCAGCTACAGGCACAATCATATATGCCCTGTTTACCCACCTACCACTATAGTCATCTGACCATCTATTTGTTACTTCTTCACTCATAATTATTTCCTTTAAGGTGTTGTTGTTGAACGATTAGTATCACCTTTTGCATAACCCTCTGGTTCTGCGTTTGGTGGTGATTTTAAGTCTCCTGTGGCAGTACCACTTGTTGTGCCGTGATTACTGTTACCACTTCTATCATATATAGTGCTATCTGTGTCTGCAAGTCCTGTTTTGCTATCTAAGCCACCCATAACCCAATAACCTTTTAGATTATCTGAGTAACTATCTAAAAGATTACCGTGTCTGCCTAAATCATAAATTCCAGATACTTCTGTACTTGTAAGTGCTTTATTGTATATAGCAACTTGAGTAATCTTTCCATCCATATACCTATTTGAGGCATCGGGATTTTTACCAATTACAAAATCACCTGCGTTCATAAAAACAGTTGAAGCTCCATCATCATCTCTTGAACCATTTACATATATTGCACCATCACCTGCATTAGTTCCAGATACAGTTAAAACTGCGTGATGCCAAACTCCTGTAGATAAATCAGTTTGAGTTTCTAAATTGTTAGAACCAGAACCTTGCCCTTGATACATTAACCTCCCTGCATTAAGAAAAGATGTACCAAAAAATCCAGTACCTTGATGAACAAAATTTCTTGGTGTTGCACTAAAATTATCAGCGTTAAACCAAAAAGATATAGAAAATGCTCCCACTACATCAATATCACCACCACAATTGATAAAG